CATTGCTGAACCGCTCATCGATCGGAACTGTCTGCCCGTCCATTGCCGCATGAGTCTCGCGAGCTTTCGGCCCGGTATGCCACCGCTTCAGAACCTGTTTTTTCGAACCTTGCCGTTTGCCCTGTTCGTGTGCTTCTTTGGTTCCCCACCACGATAGCCACTTTGTGAGCAACAAACCCAGTTCGACCGCTTCCGGCCCTTCACGTTGACCAAATTCGTGTTCTGCCGGAGGCTCTTCGTCCGGCTCCTCTTCTTCGGCCTCTGATTGCCTTTCTAAGGCCTCCCGGAGTTTCTTGTATGTTTCTTCGTTGATGATCCTCGCGCGGCTCTCAGCGGCCTTTCTGATGTAATTGACGATATTCTCGACTGAGAAATCAGTTCCGAGCGCTTCAGCCATCGCTTTTCCGTGATCTGCCGCGATTTCGCGCATGATCGGCTCCAGATCATCGGCAAGCTCTTTATCCCATCGCCGTGTATCCCACCAAGTCGCGGCCTTTGCTCCGATCTTCGGGAGTACGCTTTGCGCCTGTCTCCGAAAGAACTTGCTCAGAACCTCCGTGACGGCATCCCGCTCTTCATCGGTCGGGAAAACGTTCAACACTTTTTCCTGCGCCGCTTTGATCAGCAGTTCCTTTGCGCTGTTCTGGTTCATGTGCGTATCTTGCGGAGACGCTTGCCCGCCCTCAACGACATTCAGCGGCACGATCAGAGCATCACCGCCCTCAATCGGCGGGAGGTTATTGTCTGCTCTGGCCTCGTTCCGGGTAAGCCACGGCCCGCCCACGGAAGCCTGAAGGATCGAAGCACGTTCCTCGAAACTGCCCTTGAGCTTTTCGGTGAGATCAAACTCAACGTACGTTGTCGGATCCGCGCCGATCATCGGGAGCAGGAAGGAATTGATCCGCTGTTGGAGCATCTGTAGCACCGGCCCCAGACATTCGGCATACAGTGCGCGGGCATTATCTTTACTGCTCGCGTATGTCTGTGTGTCACTGTGCCACACAAGCCCCGGATTGATCCCATAAGCCGCCGCGACTGCTTCCCGGCTGAGTTTGATTGACTCGGCCCATTGCTGTTCCTTAAAGGAAGTCGTGAACGGTTTGATTTCCATCCCATCTTCCAGCAACGGAATCGAACCGGCCTTGCTTCCTCCCGGCCCCCACGCCTCACGGAATGTCTCAATCCAACGCTTCTTTGCTTCCTCTCCCCACGGTTGCACATCTTTCGGCCTGATGATCTGCGCATTCAGCCGACCGGAAGAACGCCACAGCTCCTTCCGGAACCGTCCGGCCTGAATCTGCTCTTCCAGCGTCTGCCGGAGTGCGCTGATCGGACTGACATACCCCGCCGGATTTCCGGGAGAATACGTACAGAACCGCACAAATTCCGCTCGCGGAATCTCGATCTGACTCCCACCGTTCGAGGTCACTGTGATTTTGTCCGGCCCGTAATTGGTCGATTTCTCCGTGCTGGCTACCCAGTCGGTCGGAATAATCCGTGCCTGATATCCTGACTGACTGTCGGCATCCGGCAGGATCCAGACATATACGCACCCGAAGACAAAATATTCGACCGCAAGCGCACGGATAAACTCGTACTCCGTCTGATCGCCGTTCGGTTTCCACAATAAAAGCGCGGCAGGACTCTCCCTGTCACGCTCTCTGTGATTTTCTTCCGTCCGCTTGTAGACCTTCAACGGCAGTTGCGCTATCGAATTACTCAGGAAATTGACCACCGCCGAAAGATTATCCTGTGTGTTGTACAACTGCCGAGCCGTGTAATTCAGCACCTGTGCCGGTGCGTCCGGCCCGAAATTGTACTGGACATAAGTGGGACGGAACAGATCCCGCCACCTCTGAAGGATTCCGGGCAACTCACCCGCCCCCTTTCAATTAAATGAAAACCAATTCAGCGCCGTTTGAGTAGGCGCTTTCGTAAATCTTCCGTCCGGCCTGTTCAGGCTTCGTTGCGGCTGAAAAAGCCATAATGCACGAAAACAGCGGAGCAATGTCATCAGGGCTTTTTACCCGGTCAGGCAATTCAACCCCGCCGCCGAGCTGTCGAAGCTGCATCGTCTTTGCTGGCATATCGACCACAGGTTGTGGGAGATGATAGATCTTTGCCCCGCCTTTGCGCTCCGGCAAGCAAGCAACAATGCCATCATAGAACCGGCTCCAACCGTTTGTTAGTTCAGGCCCTTCAATCGCGCATCGCTCGACTCCGGGTAACGTGCAGATCTGTTCTGCCAGACCCGCAACCGGTGCGCCTCTGCTTTGGAATGCAAGCGACATTTTCCGACCGGCGGCACGTGTGCGGAACCAGTCGAGCGCCCACTCCGTCCCAATCCTTCGGGCAACAAGCTCAATATGCCAGTTCCCGTCTTCACGCAACCCGCATACACCTATTGATGTCCATTTGCGGTCTTGCGATAGATCGATGCCGAAAAACAACGGAGATTCAGCCGCTATGGATGAATGCTCATCAACCCCGTTCTGCCATGCGTTGTCAGGAAAAGGAGAGGGGAGGAGAGTTTCGATCCACTGGCATAGGCATTCGGTGCGGAAAACCCGCTCCGGATCTGTCGAACACGCAGAGGCCAGAGCTTTCTCGGTCAAGAAACCATACCCCATTGAAGGGTTTGCCTCTGCCCATGCTTCGCGGTCGTGGATGTCGCATCCAGCCGGGGCAGACCACTCGAATAAACCAAGAGCCTCATCGACATCCTCACCGCCAAGTGCCTCTCGTCCTGCCCCGATTCCGTCCGGATCTCCAAGCTGGCTGTGCGCTTGCATTCGCAAATGCCGAAGCACAACCGAGGAAACATCACCGGCATTTGATACCGCAACCAGAATCGCGGAAGGTCTTGCAAGCATCGTTTTCGATATCGCCGACCAACCTTCCCAGTCGATTTGCTCTCTAAGTTCGTCCATCAGGATCAAGTCTGAAGACCAACCACGACCGCGCCGGTTCGTTGCGACAACCTTCCATCGTTCGCCATGCTTCAAGACATATTCACGTTTGCCTTGCGCACGAAGAACCTTTACAAAATCTTTGTTCAGCTCTGGCGTTTCCTCGATGAGATCAACCGCCTCGTCAAACGTAGAATTTGCTTTATCTAAATTCTGAGCCGTTCCGATAACGAGCTTTGTTCCAAGTACGTAATTAAAGAACAGGCCCAGCAATTTAAACCAGTATGTTTTTCCGTTCTGCCTTGAAACCAAAACAATCACATAACGGAAGCGAAAAGACCAATCACCATTTAGATCTCCAGCGATTTCAAGCGCATGAATGCTCAACCACTTTTGCCAGTCAAGCAAAGGCTGATTGATATCGTTTTCGCAGAAGTCAATAAATTCGTATCCGAGGGATGTTTCCGGAGTAAGTTCGCGAAGCGGAGGAGTAAAGATGCGAGGAATCTTTTTTCCTTTCATTTCGCAATTCTCAACCTCGCTCTGCGCTCTTCAAACGATGAAACCTGTTTTGAATCTCCTCCGTTTGCTTCGATAATTTCCATAAGCGTCTTCAATCCCTTTGAATACGAAGCAAAAAGCTTTTCATATGACACAAAAGAAGGATTCTCTCGGATGCCGGACTGACCGCCGCCGTTGTCGTATTCGATAACCAACGGCTCATCCTTAATCATCTCGCGAGTTTCTTCGAGCTTTTCCTGCATGAAGATCACAGATTCCGCAAGCTCCACAACCTCAGAATGGAAGCTCTGGACGCTTTTGCAGATCTCTTCAGCGGTTATTTTCTTTTTCATGCGTCCACCTCCAATCTGTCCCCTTTTCGGTAATTACACAAAGCATGAGCAACTTGGACATTCGACCACACATGACCGCCTTTTTTCGACATCGGTATTATGTGATCCAGTGTGGGATATAACGGCCCGATACCGTTTCTCCATTGCTTATCGTTTGCATCGCACATTTCACCACATATTGCGCATCGCAAACCGTCACGTTCGATCAGCTTTCGCAAGGTGACAGACGGGTCATATTCGCACCCGTAGAGTTTTGCTCGCCCTCTGTTGTGCTTTTTCTCAGCACTGTGAGATATAACGAACAAAGAAGCCGCTTTTTTGCTCCATGCCTCCGTTCCTGATTTTTGCCAGTCCCGCCCGTTTGTAAGTCTGCGCCGCTTTACCCAGTTGTTTATATCAGACTTTGAAAAGCCAAACGCCGAAGCCGTTTCTTGAACAGAATGCCCTTCGGTATAATACTTCATGGCTTCGTCAACCTTCGGGCTTCTTGCTTTCACAATCTTCTCACCGGACGAGTTTCCGCATTCCTTGCAGAACATATATTTTTGTCTGCCCTTAAATACTTCGTCCCAGATTGAAAACTCAGCTCCGCAAGACTTACACCTAACGACCATCTTTCTGCCATGATCTGAAGACCAGTCGCGCCGGATAAACTCGAACATCAAATCAAGGCCAAAGTCGGAAAACTTCTTTCTATAAGTTTCCTCGCCGATAGAACGCCTATCCATTTGATACCGCCTTTCTGTATCTGCCTTATTTAAGGCCCGGAAACGGTCAAGGCACTACCGCTTTCGTGTTGCAATCACTATCCGGGCCTGTTATTCGGTTGTAAGTTTGACCACCCACCTTGAAAACCACTGAGCGCGCGGATTCC